GCTTTGGAAGTGTTGATGGCGGAAAGGGAGGGATTCGAACCCCCGGTACGGTTGCCCGCACACGTGATTTCCAGTCACGCACCTTCGGCCACTCGGTCACCTTTCCGGGATTGAATTGGGTCTTCAGTGAAACCCTGAGGGCATTTGAGTATCTTCAATGTGCTTTGATTCTGCAAGTTTTTATGAATTCTGCCAATCAAGTTTGATTCTTTTGGAAAGATCGTTGGAGGCTTCAATGCAAAGGGATCAACTTGTGATGCCTAAGGTGAAGAAGTATAGTTTCACTTCATTCAATTGAAGTACAAAAAAGTTTATGAATCTCTTTACGTATCCTCATACAGTCACCACCCTTTTCAAGCTGAGTTTCAAACTCTTCCAAAAAAACTTATTGGGGATGTTGATGCTGACGGTGGTTTTACTGGCTCCGTCTTTGGTTGTAGGATTGGCGCAATGGTTTGAGACCGAGAGTGTTGTATTTTTTTAAAGAAAGAAATGTTTGTTGGCGTAGTGCCATACGTTCATCACGATATCTTAAATCACTCACTGTCTTGTTCCTTTTCCATCCTGTCGATAGCGGTAGACATCTTATCAAATAAGGTTTCCGTACCTTGAATATTGTCTAGATGTGCAATAATACCACCTAATTCTCTTACAACGTAAGGTTTTTCTACTCTTGCTGCAAAAGCAAGTGCGTCACGAAGATGGACTTCTGCCTTCTTGAGACTTTCTGATGTTTGTTCTGATAATGCCATTAGTCTTTCTTAATTGAGTTCCAATCGTCTTGGAATAATTGTAATCCCTTGTCGGTTAGAATGTGGTTATACATTTTACCAAATATGGCAGGAGGCATAGTAACAACGTCTGCTCCTACTGAGAAACAATCTGCAACATCCTTTACATTCCTAAGTGATGCAGCAAGAACTTGTGTCCTTGATAGCTGTTCTCTATATAGTTTCGCAATGTCCTTAACTAACCCTAAACCATCAAATGAATTATCATCAACTCTTCCTACAAATGGTGAAATATATGTAGCTCCTGCCTTTGATGCTAGTATTGCCTGTGCAACTGAGAAACACAGTGTTACGTTTACTGTGAATCCGTCACTTGACAGTAACTTACATGCTTTTAGACCTTCTACCGTCAATGGCACTTTGATAGTCACGTTCTGCATATCTTTGAACGCTTGTGCCTGTTCCACCATTTCCAGAGCTTCTTCTGCAACTACCTCTGCTGATATAGATTCAAAAAATGGGAACTCTCCAGATATTTTCTTAATTGTTTCTACAGGATCTCCACCGCTTTTGAGTATGAGTGATGGGTTTGTTGTCACACCGTCTATGAGACCTGTTTGATTAAACTTGTAAATGTCTTCAAATACGGCAGTATCAAGAAAGATTTTCATTGTTTGATTTTTTGTTCGCTTTTTTAATAAGTTTGGCGTAGAGTACGTCTTCTCTACTATAGAGGGTTGGAAACTTTTTTGCAACTTTTATTAACCTTTTTGCTGTTTTTCTCTGGGATTCAACACACATGTATCGTTTTTTCGTATCATTACTTTACTATTTATCACAGGTGATAGGTAAAAATACGCACTAGACTTATTTGAAGATTGCCTTAACTTTCTAACAATTAAGAGTTGTTTTTCAAGTAAGGTCATCTGGTCTTTGTTTCTATCAGTTTCGCAGTTTCTATTTCATCGCTCTCATCTGCATTTGTGTGATGAGTGACTTCTTTAAGTGTCTTGAGATATTCTATAACGTGTTCTCTAATCTCCATAAGTTCATTGAAACAATTTTGATTATGAGCACATCCACGGAGGTCTGGGTCTGGTTTATAAACTGATTCCGTAAAGAGATCTAGTGCTCTTTGGTATCTTGAGGCATCCGACTCTTCTTTGCCTAGTGAGTTTTGATCATGCATTTTTATCTAAGATTGAGGGTGTAGGTTTTTCAGTACAGTATTTATCTGCACCTGTTACTAATTTTATTTGTTCAATGGCTAACCATTGTTTCTCCATTTCTCCAGCGAGATACATAATTTTTTTATCCTTCATCTCATTCTGTTCTATAAGAAATGCAATTGTTTTGGCAAGAGTTTGTCTATTGCCTTTTTGATCTTCCAGATAAATTGAGTAACTAGTTCTAAACTTACGAACCAAGTGGATTCTCAGTACAACGTATAGAATTATGTTACTCAGTATAATGTATGTCATTTTTTAGACCTGATTGCTCCCCATGTCAACTGAAGAAGTCCTTGAATAGTTGATAATAGAGGAAATGGTCTACTTGAACCTATTTCATCAAAAACATCCATATTTAACTTGAAAGCGTAATTTGCTTCGTTGATAATCAGTTCACCATCAGACCAAGTGATAGGAAGATTGTCTAAAGCAGTTCTATATCTGTTTTTGAAGTTGCCTGTATGGGGAATGTTTTCAAATTCATAGAAGGCAAGTCCTTCTCCATTTAAACCCATTGATTTATTTGCAATATTCTTCAATATTTGACCACCAGACAAGTCACCGAGATAACGTGTATAGTGATGTCCTACTAAGAACTTAGCATTGATCTTTTTGACTCTCTTGACGTAATTTCTACAGGCATCAGTAGGAGAAATAGTGTTTCTCCAGTTTTCTCCCCAATAAAACTCACAATCCTTTTCGAGAGCAGGCACACGTTTGAGTTCATCAAACGCTATAGGTGCGATAAAAGGATCATCTTTAAATTTCTCTACTTGTTCCTCAAGAGCGGTGTATATAAAGTAAAAGTCTGCAATCAGTTGTTTATAACTTTCTTTACTTACCACACCAGCGAGAAAATTGGTAACAAACCCAGTATTCTCTGCCATTGAGTGAGATTTAGAAGTGTCCTTTTTTATTTTTTTAGAAAATGTGGTTAAAGTCATAATTTCATTCTACATCATTTTTCTTTTTTTGTCTAGGGGGATGAAGAGATTCATCTATTGCTGGATGAAATGAGTATTCATTGTTCCATTTGTACTTAGTGTTGTTCAATTCATGTTTTTTGGGTTTTATTCCCAATAGTTTTTTAATTGTCTTTAGCATCTAGATAATCCACAAATAAAATACCCTCTAAATGGTCAATTTCGTGCTGAACCACTCTGGCAGCGATACCATCTAATTTCCATTTCTTATATTTACCATCTTTATTCTGAAATGTCAATTTTATCGACTTTGATCGTAAAACTTCGCCATTTTGGTCGGGTACACTCAAACATCCTTCATCAAGTAGAACTTTTTCTTCGCTTTTCCACGTTATTTTGGGATTTATCATCAAATGAGCATATTTTCCGTGTTCTTCTGTAGACTCATCTACTATAATGACTCTTTTATTAATACCTATCTGTGGTGCAGCTAAACCGATGCCATCTGACATCCACATCGCCTGGCACATCTCTGCATAGAGTTTTGCCATCTCATCTTTGTCAAATTCGACTTCTTCTGACTTTTGCCTCAGGCATCTGTCACCAATAGTTTTAATCTTCTTCGGGGAAATCATAAGGGCCATTCAGTTTACGTTCGTGTTCTCTTTCATCAAGAACCTCATTGATGAGGTCTTTTAATTCTTGTTTTAGTTCTGGTTCTATCATTACATTCCTCTCCAGAAATCGTCTACAGGTGGAGCTGCATTTCTAGATACTAGGTATAATGCTACATTACAAAAGAACCAATATATGTTGGTTATCCATGCCTGTCTCCAACAGTATCTTCTATTTGTTTGCACAATAAAAAGATTAGTCTCGTTATCTTTAACAAACTGTTCTAGTATCAATGAGATAACAAAACCGATTGCAAAGATGTAAAATAGCAGATTTAATAAACCCGCTGCTGAAAGTAAAAAACTGATCATTTTCTAATAATAATTACGTCTCCTTCGTCGTCATCTTCCTGATCACTCTCAGGTTTGAATACTAGGAGTTGTTCCCCAGATTTTATATCTTCCATTTCTGGATGTATTTTTTTTCTGGGAATGGGTTTGTTTATAGATTCTAGTGATGATGCGGTCATCTTCCACATAAAAGCAAATGTTGCGCCTGCGACGGCAAAAAAACATATGCCATACACTAGAACTGTAAAATCATTCATCTAAAACCTGATTGTAGTATTTTCTGTATTGGGACTTGTCGTATTTTATCTATGACATCTTCCTCCACCCTCTCAACGATCTTATCAAGAACGTCTATGTCTATCTCCATAAAAGGAGGGATGATACCTAATAATCTAAGTAATCCATCTACAAATAGAGCAAGAGCTGTGAATCCAAGAATCATACTAATAACAGTAGCATCACGATTATGCTTTGCCATTGACTCTTCATCAATGCGTCTGGCCTCATCTATGGCGTGTTTGATGAGATTATCTACCTCTTCTTTGGTATATGTGTCTCTCTTTGGCCTATATGCGTCAGAAAGAGGGAGATCCAATAGTTGACCCTGTAGGACAGAAAAATACCCGAATTTTTTTTCCAGCTTTTTTGGTTTTGAAAGCTGATTTTCGTTTTGGCTAGTACCTGTCTGGGATTTTGTCATAACTTTCTTTGTAATCTAAAGGTTTGGCTTGTCGGATACATCCTACTGCTTTTTCAAAGCAATGTGAACTGTGCTCACCATCTATTCCGATAAGTTTTAGTATTTCATCTTGAGAATTAATCTCAACATGTTCTACTAAGTATGTATTTCCCTTTATGAGTTGTGAGGTAGAGTTATAAGGGCTCCCTGACCGTAGGAACTCAGGAGTGTTACCTATGTAACGAACTTGGTCGCCTATCTTCATATTACTTTACCTGTTAGGGTTGTAGTACGTCAACATCACTAATAATATGAAAGCGATTACTAGTATGGCATAAAATGTGATTACCATAATATTTAAAGATTACTTATACTATATCGTCCTCAACATCATATGTCAAGGGATTGCCTAGACTTTTATAGTCTAATTGTTGCTTAAGAAATTTAACTTCCTCTTTTAATTTTTTGTTTTGTTCTTCTAAGAACTCGCAATGCTCTGCGTAAATGTGAATGCTCATATGTAATAGAAAACCCACCTTACGGTGGGTCTTATAGGGTTCATTTTTTTATGTTATCTTAAGATTTCGGTACATACTTTTCTACAGTAATTGTCGTTGCAATCTATCATGCAGTCAAAGTATTCGTCGATTAGTTGATCCTGATTGGGATAGTAGTCGTCGTGATGAATCCATTCTGCCATTTGATTACTTGACATTCTGTTTCTCATAACTTTCCTCCTATAGAATGGGGCCTTGACATAATAAAGAAAACCTTTAGATCATTGCCTTGTCCTTAATTCTATCATTATTTAGAGGTTTTGATCCCGAAATTGTTAGGAACTTAACACTCTGTAGTTAGGAAAAACTACCTATTTACTAATCCATTTCGTACATCATTGCCAAGAATACTCCTGTAATGGCAATGGTTCCTGACAATAGTACTACTGTCGTGTGTATTGTGTCCAATCTATTTACTTAACATAACGTAATATTTATATAAAAAAAGACCCCTGTTGGGGTCTTGATTGTCTGTTACTTTCTATAAAGTAACTGTACCTCAGCAGATATGATTGTGAGAAAGATAGCAGCTGCTATCATTATCTCTGCTGTAACAATCACTTAGCAGTGTGAGCGATACCACGATATGTGAGTTCGACCTCTTTTTTCTGCTGAGCTGTTTTGTTTTCGGTGTCGTATACAACACCACGGTATGTGACTTTTGCCATTTGGTTTCTCCTAAAGTAGTTGGATTTTAAGGCCCCGTTCCTTTAGCGAACTTTTGCGTCCCTTTCGGGATGAACGATCCGTTCCGAGTCGGCTTACTTGCGTCCAATGATATAAGCATCACATTCACCTTCGACTTTCGTACGAAAATAATCTATTAGATACTCCTGTGCATCAGATCCAAGACTCCCATCGCTGAGGATCTCGATTCTGTTTTGATTCCACTCTGAACATGACATATCCCAATGGAATGAGTTATGCTCAACGAGGAGTGATGCCAGTAGTGTGAGTTCTATCATTTGGATGAACGATTGTGTTAATTATAACACATTTCCTACTATTTAGTCAAGTATATTGTAACAAACGTTACTTTGTTGATACAGTTTTCCATATCTTAAGATTTATTTTTGATTTCATCACCCACAACTAAAGTATCTAAATCAGTCTTATAATACAACTCAAGGGCATCACAAACTCTGCCTGCGATTGGTCTTCCACCATTATTCAGAGAGGTATTCAATAATATAGGCACACCAGTTAATTTCTCATACTCTTGTAATAACATATGATAATCTTCTTGTTCTGGTGGTACGGTATTCACTCTGCAAGTGCCATCAGCATGAGTGATGCAAGGAAATCTATCTGGTTCTAAAACATCAGTAACATATAACATGTATCGAGAAGGGCCATTCCAATAGAAGTACCGTGATACCTTATTCTCTAATACTGAAGCACCAAATGGTCTAAATGGTTCTCTATGTTTGACTTTATTATTGATCCAATCTTTTCCCTGTGGATCAAATGGATTCATAAGTATACTTCTGTTACCTAATGCACGAGGCCCGATCTCTCCATGACCCTGATACCACCCTACAATCTTTCCTTGAGCAAGTAACTCAGCAGTGTCTTTTATAGTCTTTGTAGAGGGTCTGGCTACAGTTTGGTCGTCTTGCCAAAAAGGAAAGTCACCTCTATCAAACTTATCTAAATTATATTCTCTCCTGAGATATTCAATAATACCAATAGATAATCCCTGATCATTTGCATGTGGGGGTATTACCAGATTAGGAATGGCATCCTTCAGAACTTTATTAATAATAGTGTTCTGTGCAATACCACCAGAGTATCCCACTATGTCGTCAGGTTTTATGTATTCTCTAAAATGTTTTAGATATAACTGTTCTGTGTATTCATGGGCAGTAGTTAGATAATCTATGACATATTGTTGGTCATTCAAATGAGATTCTATTACTTTGAAATCCCACATGTCTTTAAGATCATCAATGTGATCTACTGGAACCACATCAGCATTGTGTTCACCAAATGCTTTTAACGCCATAACCTTGCCTGCATGGTCTAGATAATTACCACCCATCTTCATTACCATGCCCATTCTTGACATAATAAATCCCAAACTAGATGAATAGTGAATCATCTGTCCGTTTGATTTACAACTGTCTATAAGTTTATCTCCCCTCCAAACACTTCTATACATCCAATCATCACCAAATCCATCGAACACAAAATTAATTGTTGGTTCTATACCCAAAGGCCAAAAACTTAATGAGTGAGCATAATGATGATCTATCCTGTGTATGTTACAGGTAAATCCAATGTCTCTAAAAATAGGAATTTCAATTATCTCTGTTACTTTTGTTGCATCGGCATCTATCTCATTATAGACATAAGAATCTAATACTATTCCTATGGCATCTACTTCACTTGGTACTATATTCCATTCATCTATTAATCTACTCCAAGCATACACTCCTTCAAACCCGAAGTGCTTTACTTGAAAGTCTCTTTCAAAAGATTTATATTTTAATTGTTCACCGTCAAAATATGTCACGTTTGAATCGTGAGCACACAAACGAAGTGCTAATAATTTCATGCGACCCTAGGGCTCAAATTTTTACCCGAATTTTTTTTCCGCTATTTTATAAACAAAAAGCGGTTTTTACATGCCAGGTGGTCTTGATGGATCAGGGCCAGGCATTCCAGCCATACCAGGCCCCATAGGGCCTCCCATTCCAGGCATCTGATAACCGCCACCGCCTCCCATTTGACCACCCATAGGGCCTTGGCCACCCATAGGGCCACCCATAGATTGATCAAACTGTGAATTGACACCACCGTCTTGCATCTTGGCGAAACCATGTTCTACTCTGTGAGCATCTATAGTTTCTTTCATTTCTAAAATAGTTTCTTCCAACTTATTAAGTTTAGAAAGAAGTAAGTCAAGTTTATCTTCCATGTTGAGATTTATTTTTTATAATGATACAGTTATTCGCATAGTCTGGAGTGAACTCTAACACATCATCAGATGGCCAATCCATCTCTTCATAAAGAGCGTTGAGTCTGTCCATGTCTTCCCAAAGATCATTGACATGTTCTTTAGGTGTTGGTCTGAACCAATCCTCTTCTGGTTCTAAGTTTCCGTGTCTTGCCATGTTACCTCCCTAGAAAATAGTGATTGATGACTTCAATTTTCTCATGTGCTTGAGCGACGGCATTTATTTCACCGTCTATTGCTGCCATAATATCTGGGTGTTCTCCGATACCTACAGGATAGGTAAGGTAAACTTCGACATTCTGTTTATGTTTGGCAATTAAGCCTTCATAATAACGAATTTGTGACTTAAGAATGTCGTCACGCAAATGTATCATAATTATACTAGATTGTATTCTTGTAAGTATTTAACAGTATCGGCAGCACTACCAATGGTATATGCGTCAACTGTAACTTGAGGGAAGGTAGATCCCTCTCCAAACTGAGAGTAAAATTCTTTCTTGTCGAAGTCTTCGTCAAGTTTATATTCTACAAAGTTTAGTTCTGCTAATTGTAACACAGAAATAACTTTCTCGCAATAACCACATCCTGATTTTGAGTAAACGGTAAAGTTCATGTTGTTTGAAACCATTCCTTGAGTGATGATTGATAACCATGACCAACTGGAGGTTCTTTAATTCCCTTCATTCTTTTGTAATCATTGTGCATCGCCTGGAGATACCATGCTTGTGCCAATTGATGTGGGCCCTCCTTCAACAACTGGGTTTGAAATTTCGATAGACCAGCCTTCATCCCCAAGTACTCCTTTCTCCACGATAATCGGTTCTTCTCTGTCATCTTGTTCCTCCCAGATTTTTTTGATTTGTTCGGTTTGTTTGTCAATATCTCTCATTGCATTAGCAACTTTGACCTCAATCCACTGTTGTTTCAACCATTCAATGAGTCCTAATGCAAGATGCTGTACAAATGGGTTCTTGAATTTCTTCTTTACCCATCTCTCGGCTTTATCGTACCAAGGGTCTACGCCGTCCCCGAAGGTTTTTTCAAAGGAGAATAGCACCGATGATAAATCCTTTAGCGAAAGCAATACACTTCATTTGATAGTCTGTAAGACCAAACTTATCTTGAAATTTCTTTGCCATTTTCTTATCCCATTCCTTTACATGGTAAAAACCATGTACGATAGGATTCATTTTTTCGTGGTCTCCGCAAGACATAATCTTATCCTAAAAAAACTATTTAGATTATATTTTACCATAAAAAAAGACCCCTGTGAAGAGGTCTTAAGA